TGCCACTGCCGCTTTAGCTGGCGTCACTGCTGTTATCGGTTCTGCTGTTCAGGCCGCCATTGAAGATCAAGCTGCACAAGCGTCGCTAGCACGACAGATCAAAGCGTCTACTAAAGCGACCGATAAACAGATTAAAGGCGTAGAAAATTACATCTCTAGCCTTGGGCAGTCTGTCGCTATTGCTGACGATGAGGCTCGACCAGCGTTACAGGCACTCGTAGTCGCTACTAAAGATGTCACTGTCGCACAGGACCTTTTAAACCTTGCCATCGATGTTTCGGCTGGTACAGGTAAAGACTTGGCGACTGTCTCTGACGCCTTGGCTAAAGGCTATGCAGGCAACATGCGAGGTTTACAGGCCCTTTCACCTGAACTAAAACTAATGATTAAAGACGGCGCCACTCTTGCCGAAGTGCAAGCAGTGTTAACCGAAAACTTTGGTGGCGCTGGCGTTGCAGCCGCTAACACTGCAGCTGGCGGAATGAAAAAACTAGGTATTGCTTTCAACGAAACTAAAGAATCTATCGGCATGGCGTTTTTGCCTGTCTTTGAAAAACTGTTGCCTGTCGTACAAAAATTTAGCGCTTGGGCCGAAAAGAACCCTCAGCTGCTAGCCGTAGTCATTGGTGCTATGGGTTTACTTGCTGTCTCCATCCTTGCTGTCAATGCGGCAATGATGTTAAACCCTGCCGTAGCGATCACCGCCGCTGTCATCGCTTTAGGCGTCGCTGTTGTTATGGCATACAAAAAGTTTGAAGGCTTTAGAACTGTTGTCAGATCAGTAGTAAACGGCGTTTTGACCTATGTTGAGTTTATGGTCAACGGTTGGATAAAAGCTGTCAACCTGATTATTAAAGCAATGAATCTAATACCGGGCGTAAACATTAAAGAGATTGGCGGCGTCAAGTTTGGGCGTATGGGAGGCGAGCCGGGCGCCGCACCGGGCATACATGACTCAGGCGCTGGCATGACTCAAGCGCCAGCTCTGTCTAGCAACAATCGTGGTATGGCCGGCTCTACAGGTAGCACCATTAACGTCAATGTGCAAGGCGCAGACCCTAACGCTGTGGTACAGGCGCTACAAAGATACGTTAGGACTTCAGGACCTGTGCCAGTAAACATTCGAGCAATGTAATGGCAAAACTGACTTGGAAAGCATACAACATAACTAACTCTACTGACCTTACTCAGTATGTGCAGTCGTTAAACCTAGCTTTAGGCCGTTCTACAGCGTTGTCGCCGTATTCAGGCAACAGCGCTGCTGTCACAATGTTTTCGTATGGTGGCACAGAGTCATTAGTCAGCGTCGGAGATGAACTATTACTCAGCGTTAACAACGGCGCTTATTATGAAGATGTTTTTCAGGGTCGTATTACTTCAAGAAACTTTAACGATTTACCCGGTACAGGGTTAAACAGCACTATGACTGTAATGGTTAACGACGCCATGCTTCAGGCTGGACAGTCAAACATGCAAAACCAAAGCCTCGTTAGCGCTACTAATCAAATAGACGAAATAGACACACTGTTCCCGCTTATAAACATTGGTGCTGACGCCAACGATTTAGACATTTCGGTAGGCACATTTACGACTAACGCTAATCAGCGTATAAACGAAATTATTGCTGGCGACCGTGGCATTTTGTTTAATGCTGGCGGCTTGTCGTATTATCACCCACCGTCAACTTTCGGACCGTACATTACGACAGCGCTGACTATTGGGCCGACAAGTTCAGCGACACAAATCGCCTACCAAAACCTGACACGTGTCGAAGCAGCCTCTAATAGCCTTTTCTATAATCAGGCAACAGTTACAGGTTCGGCGTCAACCGTGACAAAAACTAATACTGACAACGCTTACTATTACGGCGTACGAACTTTTACGGCTACAACAGCACAAAGCGAGCTGGTATCTGAGACAGCTCAATGGTACGCCAACACTTTTACTGAACCTGAAACAGCCATGCTCAATATAAGCATTGTTGACTACGGACAAAACGAAATTGCTTTAGAATTGCTAGCGACCTTTATGGCATACGGCCAATTTGTACAAGTGACTTACAAGCCGCCCGGACAAACAGAAGTTATCGGCTACTTTTACCCGGAACAAATGACAGTCAACGCCACGACCAGCGGTACAACCATTGACTATTCAATGACGCCTATAACGTATTACGCCAATTTTATTTTAGACAACTCTGTTTTTGGCGTCTTGGGCGGTAGTCCTGTATATAACAGCGAAATAGATTACGATGAGATCGGCTACACATATGACGACAGCACAGCACAACAAGGCAATCGGTTAGGAGTTTGACATGGCTATCAACTACCCCACAAGTTTAGACGTTTTCACTAACCCGACTTCAACGGACCTTTTAACTTCGCCGTCACATTCGCAGCAACACAGCGACATTAACGACGCTGTAGAAGCCCTCGAAACAAAGGTTGCTATCGGCAACACTGTCTTAGGGACATACACGGCATACACGCCGACCCTCACTGCTATCACCATTGGTAACGGAACATTGACAGCCCAGTACGCCAGAGTGAACAATTTTGTGCATGTCACAGGATCATTTACTTTAGGTAGCACTTCGGCAATTACTGGCAGTATAGGAATTTCCCCGCCTGTCAACATTGACGCAAGTATGGGTTACGCCGCTTCACCTTTAGGCTTCGCCAACCTTTACGACACCTCCTCTGGTGCAATGAATAACTTGCAGGTTCTTTGGACGTCAGCAACCGAAATGCGTGTCAGGGCCATAAATACGGCAGGGGCATACTCAGTCATGGTTGTAACCAGTGCAACGGTTCCATTGACTTGGGCGGTAGGCGACATTCTTACTTGGCAAGCAACGTACAGGGCGGCATAAACCATGGCGATTTCACCTAATACCACGTTTACTGCTGGCGCTGTTTTGACTGCAAGTCAGCAAAATCGGCTGCCTTTTGGCGTCTGTGCTTTAGCGTCAAGCAGCACTAACTACACGCTGACTACTTCCGCTGTGATCGCTACAGGCATGACAGCAACGTTTACCGCTATCACAGGCAGGCTGTACAAAATTACCTATAACGAACCTCAAGCAAACACAACAACAGTTTCAAACGGTTTCACAGCAACACAGATTCGAGAAACCAGCGCTGCAGGTACATTACTTAGCACCGCCCTTCTGCAAACAAACGTTGCAGTAACAGTAAACGGAAACATGACTGTCATTTATGTAGGTACGTTTACCGCTGGTTCTGTAACCGTTGTAGGTTGCGCTTTAACTTCTTCGGTGACAGGCGCACCAGTTTTAACGAGGGCGGCGACAGCACAAGCCCAAATAATCGTTGAGGACATCGGGCCGTCGTGAAAACTCTTATTGCAGTTGCTTCAATCACTATTGCTTTAATGTTTGTAGTGACCAGCTGTAGCGACAGCACCCGCCAAACTTGCCAAGAAAACCCAACAGCGTCAAGGTGCAACCCGTGAAAAAATACAGCAACAGCGAAATCAAAGCTCGCCTAATTCTTATCGTAGGTATCGCTTTAGCGTTAGCGTTTTTAGGGTCGACAGGCGCCCTACTATACGGCCTGCTGTTTGTGGTACAGCCGTTAGATGTAAGCCCCAATGATGAATCTGCTTGGGCTTTACTATCACCAATGATGTTGTTTCTTACTGGCGCCTTATCTGGAATCCTTGCCAGCAACGGCCTTAAAGACAAAGGGCAGGGCGATGACCAGTAGGCCCTATACCGGGCTGAAAGATTCTGTGCATGCGGCCCCTCGACTCGGCACTAAAGCGTTTGTAAATTATTTAGAATTCTTGTTTGAAGTAAAATCTTTAGGCATATTTGCGGACCGTCAAATTAAAGGTTCAGGCATGCCCAACCCGCCTAAATCGGTACATTCGACATGGCGTGCTTTTGACCTTGGCGCCAAATCTAATACCCGGTACAAACTCATAGAGTTCCTATATACGCACAGAGACATTCTTGGCATAGAGGAAATTCACGATTACAGCAACACTTTTAAGCCGTCAAAGTTTGGTTGGGGCGCTGGCTACCGCTGTGACCGTGACGCTTGGAAGGTTTACGAAAAGAACACGATCGGCAGCAAAAACGGCACATGGGTACACGTGGAAATCTCGCCTCTTTTGGCTGATCATCCCGACATTGTGGCCCATGCTTTTGAGACAATCTTTAAGGGTCCTTGACATAGCGCCTACCCTTCGGTAAACATAACCCGACCTGAACCCCGACTTAAGGACACAAATGAATCCGTACAAATTTCTTTTAGCTTTGGCTTTGACCTTTACAGGGTTAGTGGTGGCGTATGGCGGTGGTTCCCCTCCTGCCGACATCGCACCGCTAGCCAGTCCCGTATACGACACGGTAGATATTCTCAGCCCTGAGCAACAGATTGCCCGCATTGAGGCTTTAAACGCCTCTACAGCGCCTCCGCTACCTGAAACGACTGTTGCTGTCATACACAGTTTTGACTCGTACAAATGTGGCGTCTGGTTCCCGTTGGCAATTAGCCAAGGTTGGCCCGATAACCCTGTAGTGCTGAAAACTCTTGACCGTATTATGTGGCGTGAATCTCGCTGTCAACCTGACGCCGACTCAGGCCCCGATCACGGCCTCATGCAAATCAACCAGATACACACCAAATACATTGAGCAGCTCGGCTGGACTTTTGAAGGAATGAAAGACCCGACAGCTAATCTGCGTTTTGCTTATCTGCTTTGGTCGGGCCGTGAAGAAAACGGCGAATGTGGCTGGACGCCATGGTCAATCAAGTGTTAGGGGACCGTCCCGACTGGCAAAACGAGGCGGCATGCCACGACACACCAACAGTTCTTTTCTTCCCGACTAACCCTCGAGACAGCAAAAAGAACCTTGCGATCATTGCGCCTATCTGTGAAGCTTGCCCGGTATACAGTGCCTGTTTCGCTTATGCGATGTCGTTTGGCGAGAAACAGTTAACAGGAATTTGGGCTGGCACGACA